ATGGGGGAATTGAACATGTTGGAATTTATGGAATCAGCTTGGATGCGCTTCTCGTCCAGCGATGCGCTGATTGCAGCGGTCGTTACGGGTTTGCTTCCTCTAGCGCTATTCGTCATTCAACGTTGGATAGCGCCCAGAGTGCGACTCCGGTACGGGATCGTCTGTAACATGGTGATGCTGCCCAAAAAACCTGACGGAACACCCGGAGAGTTGCGCGTGCAGCGCCTACGCTTCCTAAACACGGGTAATAAGGCGGCCGAGGATGTGCAGATCATCTTCAATTGGGCACCCCAACATATCGAGCAGTACCCGCACATTGCGGAACGCGACGAAACGAAGACGGACGGTCGTTATATCGTCTATGTGCCGCGGATAAACGGTGGGGAGTCATTCGATATCAGCATCGCCTCCGACTTGGGTGAGCTTCCCGCAGTTATCTACGTCAGAGGGAAGGAAGCGGTTGCCAAGGTCGTTCGGTATCGAGATTACATTTGGTACGGGGTGCCAGCAGCCATCGCGATAGCGACCCTTATGCTTCTCGGATTGTTCGCCTTTATCTACCTTTTGGTCGTCATTTCTGGCTGGGTATTCTTCGGGCGCGTGGCCTAAAAATGTCGCTAGTCCCAGGCTTTCGAGTGGGTCCAAGCTCTTAATAAGTTTCAGTCGATAATTCGACCGGTCAGGCGGGCGACGTCTTCCGCAACACGACATGGAGCGATTCCAAAACCGCCTCCACGGTAACGCGGGTGTCAGCATCCTTCGTCCGCTTGAGCAGGCCTTCTAGGGCCAGGCGGGATATGTCGGCTTGGGCGTATGCGGTCATCGGGAAACTCCATTGTTGATGGCTGTATCATCCGACGAAATCCGTCGATTGTCGAATTGTAAGAACGTATATTTTCGAGGCGATTCAGTGCCGTAAGGCGGAATTCTGCGGTGCTGGAATACGATTATCGTATCACCGTGTGGGCATCACCCACTCACGCTCCCCGAGGTCGAACAGATGCATGCGGGTTGCCCCCCCAAGGAAGGCCAGCGTGGCGAGGTAATGACCCTGGGCGGACTGACGCATTGGCGCGTTCGTTGCAACGAGCTGGAAATGTCGAGACATCTTCTTGCGCTCGATATTGGCCACAATCCACAGCGCGGCGCGGTCATCAATCATTTCGGCGGATACGATCTCCGCGCCTGCCGGCATGATGGCTTCGAGGACATCGTCGTCGACTTCTGGGCCTTCAACCGTTACGGGCAGCCAAATTCTTATCACGCGGCGATCCATGGCGGCGCTCCTCTCGGTCCAGAGATACAATAAGAACAAATGAGGAACAACAAAAAAGCCCGCCACCCCCTCAGGGGCGACGGGCGAGTTGAACCGGGAGCAGCGCTCGACCGATCCGCATATGTTGGCTAAGCTGAAGTTAGGGGGCGATCATGACACGACTTATTATTCTAGCTGCGATTTTCCTATTTTGTGCGCCAGCGAATGCGCAAAGCAGAGCCGTGTTTATGGATGGAAATGAGCTGCACCAAGAATGCGAGAGCTATTCGCCGGGTTGTTGGGGATTTGTTGCGGGTGTTGCGGACGCTCTAGAATCGATAACGGGATCCGCAATTCCTCATACTTGTAGGCCTCTCGAAGTTGAGCTTCGCCAAGTGGTTGATCTTGCCAAGAACACCCTGGCCGAAAACCCAGCGCAACGGCACCGGGCCGCATTCAACATTCTGGCAGAGGCGTTCGCCGAAGCATGGCCCTGTAGATAGTAAAAAAGCCCCCAGCCCGAAGGCCGGGGGCGAGTTGCCGGGAGCGGGGCTCGACCGGATGGCGGCGTGTTGTAAGGTCAGGCGGCTTGGGCGCGGCGCTTCTTATTCAGGTAGCTCTGCCGCCCTCCGCACTTGGGTCCGCAGAACTTCTGAGGGGTGCTCAGGCCGGGATCAAAGCGAAATTCTTTGTCGCACTCCTCGCAGTCACATCGCTTCGAGGGCCAATGCATGGGGCGACTATCGAGATCGGCAGCGCGTTGACGTTGCCGCTGGTATGCTGCTGCCTTCTGGCAGGATTCCGAACAGTAGCGATCCGTTTCACAACCCACGCGTTTCGGCCTGAAAATCGTTGAACAGTGAGCGCACAGCCTTCCCGGCTGATTGGCAATTGCCTCATGCCGCCGTGCCTTTTTGACGTGCTCTTTTGAGAGGTGAAGGCAGCGCGGCCCGCAAAATTCAGCCTGAGAATTCAGGGGCTGGAAAGGTGCGTCACACCGCCGGCAGTTTCGCATTTCGAGCTTGCCCGCCTGCCAAACCTTTTTGCAGGCCGGAGAACACGTTTGGGTCTCGTGAGATGTTGTTTTGAACGATTTAGAGCACACGACACACCGTCGCGACTCCTGGCGGTCGAGCCGGAGAATATATCCAGCGTGCCAGGCAAGCGGGCTATTGCTGTACGGCCCGTCATAATCGAAATGGGTGATAGCGGATCGGGCACAATGGGGCGAGCAAAACCGCCGTCCGCTCGTTCGGTCTTCCTCGTCCATCTCGCCAAAGCACCATACACATCTGGCAGGTCCGTACGTGATATACCGCTGGCCATCTTCCCAAGAGACTCGGGTTTCCACTCCCCTGCCCAGAAGGTTGAAGGCGCGCCGGATTATGTCCAGCGCTTCAGCTTCCGCTGCGGCAAAGCCTTGTCCGGCTTCGACAAAGGTACTGCGAAGACTTGCGAGTGCAGTGGCCTCGTGCTCCCACCGGTTTGATTGGTAGGGGCGCAGGAATTCTGCGGTCTGGCGAACCATCGGACTGAGTTTTGAATCGGGCGTGATTGGCCGGATCGTAATCGGACTGGCCAAGCGAGGACGAAAGCTATCGAGCAGCGAATGCTTTGGCGGCAATAACGTGCGCGGCTTCGCGGTCAGCTTTTGGATTGATACGGACGGCAGTTTCGGCTCAGCGCGCGGGCGGCGCAGGTCGGGAGCCGTGGCGCCATATCTGTAGGCGCTATAGCCAGAAAAGGCGTGCTTGCCGAAATCGATCGGCCGGAGGCCGGATGTCTTGCGTTGGACGGGCATTACTCGACCTGCTGTGCGGTGATCTCGGTCCCTTTCCGGTAGCCCAGCTCGATCACACCCAAGATATCGAAGGTCGTGCCTTCGCAGATCAGGCGGTCGACCGTGGTTATGCCGGCAACATAATGGGTGCGAAACTTCGCCGTGGTCTTGGCGACGACCTGATTTGTCGCGTTGAGCTCGGTCTCGGTTTCGCCGAAGCGTTCGGCCCAAAACTTGGCGACGGGCACCCAGCCGTATTCCGGCTCGTTGATCCCGATCCAGCCGATCTGTTCCCGGCGCTCGATCGTCACCAGGCGGTTCAATCGTCCTGCCCTCATGGCTTCACCCAGCGAATGCGAAAGTCCATGATGCGCCGGAAGAGCGTGCGCTCGTCATCATGGTCAATAAGGTCCGTGGTGGTCTTCCATGCGGTGACAGTGGCGATCAGGTTGGGAGGACTCTCATCGCCGTACACCGGCAAATGGATCACCTGAGCCAGACAAGCCTTCACCTCTTCGCCCATCGCGTCGGCAATGGCGTAGTGCTCGGCATGGCATGCGATGGTGACTCGAGACTCGTAACCGTCCTTGTGGCCGGACAGGTCGATGTCCTGTTCCTCACTGACCAATGAAACCATGATGTTGGGGACTTCCGCCTCTTGCGGAATTCGGCCCGGATAAACCCGATCGCTGGCATAGGCCGCGACGCCGGGATCGGCCATTAAAAGCCGCTGGACAATCTGCGTGGCACTCATCGTTTAGCCTTTCGCTTGCGGCGTCGCACCGCTGCTTTTTCGATCTCTGTGCCGATCTCACGCCCGAAAATGGCCAAGGCTTCCTGAGCGGTTTCATCGAACGCGGGACGGAGGAAAGGTTTTGCGGCGGCGCCAGGATGGGCTTTTTTCCCTACCAGGTGCGGCGCCGTTCCGAATTCGACCAGGTGCGCCTTGCGGTATCCAGCGCCCTTGCTGGCGTCCGGACCCACCATGTGGCGGGGCTGATCCTTGCGGGATTTCGGATCTCGCTTCACCGTCATTAGCCTTTGAAGTTCGCCGGAGTCGACGCTGCCGTTTGCTTTCAAATTGGCCTTCGCCCGTTTGACCATGGGCTGCAGCGCCTTGCGCGACGCCGCGTTGACAGGCGCGTTTATCGACGTGCCGAGATCGGCCAAAGCCTTGGCGATATCGTCGGCGCCGGTGGTCCGACTCATCGATAAATCCGGTAGGGTTGGATCAGGGTGGCGACACCCATCGGGATTTCGTGCGGGGTGGCGAAGGCAACGGCCTCCCTCGATTCGTACCAATGCGCGACCAGTAGTCGGATTGCCTGCAATATCGGAGCCGGCACATCGGCGAGAGCATCGCCATATCCCGCGACAAATTCGATCTCGATGGCGCCGTCTCTTCCATCGGTCTGCGGCCAACTCTTGTCCGGTAGGAGGCTGATCTGAGGATCCCACGATGCAAGGCCGGTCAGCTTGTAGTTCGATGCGCCGAAGGTCTCTTTGAGACCATCGACTGAATAATATTTGACGCTGGAAACCGACTGGACCGGCGACAATGGCAGGGTGATTTTGTCGGGCCAGCAGTCGAGACACAGAGTCCATGTCTGCGTGAGGAGCGCGCGGCGGGTCTTCGACTTCGGCCCATCCATCAGCGCGACTGCGGCCTCGGTCAGTGCGCGAATATGAGCAAGGTCATCGGGTGCGATCGCTGGCGATTCATCTAGCGCGGCGATGCGGCGGAGATGGTCACAAACCGATTGCAGAAGAAGCTCGGCAAGCGAGGCCGGCGGAGTTTTGATCTTTAGGGACATGCGGCCTCCTGAAATGAAAAAGGCCGCCCGGGGGCGACCTCTAAAGCTGCGTGACGCCTAAGGTTAAGCGTTGATCGTGGGCGAGGCGGCGAGGTCGAACTGACCGCGCACATACGCCTCGGGGCGATAAACAGCGAGGGCGAGACGCTCCTCCCCGATGATCGCAACCTTGCCGTTCAGGCGATAGTCCGCGTGCTGCGTGGCGACCTCGACAAAGGCGTCCTCGCGGTCGAAGATCTGAGCTCCCATGGTGGCACCCACCAGGAACTCACCGGCGGGCATTGCCGTGGTTTCAACAACCGCGAGACGCCAGAGACGCATTGCGCCCGAACCGTCGCGGATCGACACTTCGATATAGCGGCCCATGTCGTCTTTGGTCAGCTCAATTGCTGCCCAGTCAATCGGGTTCAACACCACGAAAGTCGGGCGAAGCTCGGCAACGCGGACCTGCAGAACCGCGCGGCGGATCGTGTCGATGCGGGTGTCGTCCGCGTCGGTATAGGTCGTCTCATCGAACGCCTGGGCGTACTCAAACAGACCAGCAACGTTGTTGCCCTCACCATCACCAGCGAGAAGCTGTGCCTCTTCGACGTCCTTGAGGCCGAAGCGGAGACGGGTGTCGACGTAGGACTGCAGCATCGGCAGGTCGGCAAGGATATTGCGCGATGCGACGATGTGGTGTGCGATGTTTTTCACACCCACCGACTTCAGGTCGAATTTGAGGTGCGACTGAGCAATCGCCCCAAGTTCGGCACGGGTCGCCGCGGCGTTCGTGTAGCCGGTCTCTTCGACATATTCGATCGCGTTCGAAGAGGTGCGGCCAGGCAAGAGCAAGTCGCGAATGGTGAAGACACGCTCGGCAGGCATCAGGACGTTGGGCAGGCGCTGAGGCTGCACAGCATCACCTACGGCACCATCGGTGTCGGTCGTGGCACTGGTGAGCTCGTTGGCCTTGACCTCGAGACGAACCGAACCGTTGGGACGTTCCGCAAAGGATTTGAATTCGGCGGATTCAACAAAGCGGGCGCCGGCCGATTTGGCTTCAGACTGACCGCCGAAGCTGCGGCGGCTCATCTTCTGTTCAACGGCCTGCAGGCGATCGGCCAAAGCCGAACCATTTTCGGACAGCTTTTCCAGTGCCGACTTGGTTTCGGTGGCCATTTTGCCGGTGTCTTTGATCTCCTGCGAAGCCTTATCGGCAAAGCTCTTGATCTCGGCATCACGCTCCTTGAGCGCCGCCATCACTTCAGTGAACTCGGTGGCGTCGTCCAGACGCGAAGTATCGTTCTTGCGCCCGCGTTCGCGGGTGGCGAAATGTACGGTCATGATAGACCCTTTCAGATAGTGGGAAGTTTGAAGCCTTTGAGCGCTTCGAGAAGCTCGCTCTTGGCATTGTGTGTCGCCGGGTCTTCAGCATCTCGCAGAAGCGGTTTCAGGCCACGGCTGGCGATCGCAGCGGCCTTGCTACGGGACATTCCAGCTTCGCGCAGGAACGCCTCGAATTCGGGAAGAGACGGCAAAGAGCCGTAAGCCAATTTCAGCTTTACGGCATCAATTCGCGCGTCATCATTGGCGGGCATCGTGACAATCGAGACCTCTTCTAGGTCCAGCTTCGTCAGGGTGCGGACGCCTGTCTTTTCGTCAAATTGGGATTCACGCGTCCAATACCCGATGGAAAGGCCGGTGACGGCACCCGCCTTCATGAGCGCATGCGCCTCACGGGCAAGGGCAACGTCTTTGACCAGCAACCGCCCTTCGACATAGAGGCCCTTGGAATCCTCTTTGATGGTGTCGTAGACGCCAAGCGGGCGGCTGGTCTGGTGCTGCCAGAGGATCGGGGTCTTTCGTCCCTTGGCTTCACGGTCGGCCAGGCTATCGGCAAAGGCCCCAGACGCCACGATATCTTTCTGGACATCGACCACACCGAACACCGAACCATAGCCGGCAAAGCTGCCATCGGGCTCGACGGCTTTCACTGATAGGTCGAAGTCTTTAATCTTGAGCATCTGTGAGCCCCAGCGCGTTGCGGATTGCAGAAGCGGGATCGGCACCGCCGAGCTTATCGAGCGGTGCGAGATTGGTTTGTGCCGTCAAGAAATCTGCCTCCGGCCTGTCGGGGAGGTTCAGCTTCTGGCGTCCCTCGGCGCGGGTCATCAATCCATTCTGGACGGCACCGGAAAGGAACTTCATCTTGGCGTCGCTATCAGCTTGAAGCAGGGCCTCGCGGTTGAATTCCGGATAGAACTTGCGGCGCTCGCCAGGTGCGAGAAGCTGGAACCTGAGCCTGTCCTCTATGCGCTTGGCGATGGGGTTCAGGCCCGTGGTGAGCCATTGCAGAAGCAGTGCCTCGATACCGGAGCCCCATGCGGTGACGCCGTTCGCGGCATGGCCAACGACAACAGGCGGGGCGCCGAACCATCGGCAAATGTCCTCAACCGAGAATGACCGGGTTTGTAGGAGCTGGCCGTCTTGAGCATTCATCGAAAGCTGATCGAACTTCAGCCCGCTTTCAAGGACCATCATCTTTCCAGCATTCGTGCTGCTGGAATATGCCTGCATGATTTTGGTGAGCTGCACACGCTGCTCGTCCGTGAGCTCGTTCTCGGAGGACAGGACACCCGAAGGCATCATACCATTGCCGAGAATTTTCCCGGCGGTCTCCTCGGCGGCGATAGCTGAGCCAAACGTCTGGACGCCGTACCGGATCACGGAAAGGCCCAGATCACCACCAAAGCCGAAGCCTCTGAGATGCAGGACAGATTCCGCCGGCAACTCGTAGTGCTGGCCGTCCTGTGTGAATTTGTAGATTAGATCGCCGCCGCTATTTCGCGTGACCTGCACCTGATCGGAGGGAAGCAGATTCAGCGCTACGATGCGGCCACCGATGCGGCTGATCTCTGCATAAGCATTGCCTGATACAAGCAGCCAGGCTGTTGCCGCCTCCCAAAATTCAAACGCCGTTTTCTCGCCGTCCGGTGATACCGTGAGCAACTCGACAAGATCGTGGTCGGCTGCATGCCTGCCGCCGTGCCCGTCCTTTTCAAATAGCTGCAGCGGCATCGAGGCAATGGCCCCGGCTGTCAATCTGGTGCAGGCCCAGAAGGTCGAGAGCTGCATGGCGCTATCAATGGTGACGGCCTTGCCGCTATGGGATGCGCCGCCGTAGAAGAGCGCCCACGGCGCCGCGTCGGTCAGCCCGAAACGGCGACCGATCCAATCTTTTAAACTCATATAATTTGTCCCTTATAGAACCATCACGGGGTTCTTGAGGAACCCGTCGAGCGTCGGCTTTTTCGGCGGCGGCTGATAGCGAGATGCGACCTGTAGGGCCATAACCATCGCGACGGCCCCATCCACTCGCACCGGGCCACGTCCGTTGCTCTTGCCTTTTTCGATCTTCAGATTTGCTGCCGGGTCGCTTACCGTTATGGCGTTGGCAACTGCCGCAGTCAGAACCGGGTGCCCGCCATGGCGGAGCTTTCCGGACAAGGCCAATTCGGCGAACCGCTCGATTGCCGGGCCCATCGATATGAAACCCTGGCCGAACTGTTCAAGCGGGATCTCGGCGCCAGCTTCCTCTAGCTCGGGTTTGAGGTCATCGATCCTGTAGCGATCAAAGCCCACCGACTTGATATCGAACTCTTCCGCCAACTCCGCCATGTTCGCGGCGACGTGATCGTACCGAACCGTCGCGGCGTCGATTTGGATCATATCGCCAGACGCGATCCATTCTTTGAATCGTGTCGCCTCGGCTGGCGTCCGCTTCTCCAACTGCCCTTTCGGTGTCCAGAAAAACGGCAGGATATCGAAGTCGCCCGCATCGTCGGGGAACACGAGCACCAGCGCTGTCAGGTCGTTCTTGCCCGACAAATCTAGTCCGCCGAAGCATGTCCGCCCTTTGAGCTTCTCCCGCTTCACGGCGCCGTCCAGCGCCTTCCATTCCGTGACCTGAATCAACCTGTTCTCCGGGTTGGAGTCGGCCCGTTGGTTGAGCCTCAAACGCCGGTATGACGGCTCGAAACTCGGCATGCGTTTTGCGCGGTCGCGGCTTTTCTTCACCGCTCCCAAATCGAGGAACTTGCCCCATGCTGGGTTCGCCAGCTTGATCGTGTCGTCGGCGAAGGGATCGGCTTCAGGCGGAGCAGCATGGAGTTGCAAATAGACGCTGGGGTCGGTGCCGGTTGCGGCGTCGTCAATCAACTTCGAAAGAAAGTGCTCATCAGAGTCGGCCTGTGTCGAAAGCACGATACCAAGGGTGTGGCGGCGTTTGCCTTCCGACTCCATCAGGACCTTTAGCAGCCCATCGTCCGGTGCCTCTCCAGCTTCGTCGTAGAGCCAGCAAGTAGGGCTGAGGCCCTGCGAGCGGCGGGCGTCTGCGGAGAGTGCCTCGAAGCTACTATCGAAGCCATCACCTTCGAGAACATGCATTCGCTTATGGAAGTCGACAATGTTCACGCGGTTGGCGAACTCAGGAACGCGCAGCACAACGGCCTTCATTTCTTCGAATAGGATCCCCGCCTTGCCCCGGTCGATCGAGGCGGCGAAGACCGCTCCGCGCTCCTCGGCGAGAGGGCCAAGCAGATACGCCAGGGCGATACCTGCGCAAAGCCCGGTCTTCCCGTTGCCCTTCGGCTCGCTCAAGATCGCGAGTGAGATTAGAGGCTTGCCGTTCTGCTCCGCAAAAGTTCGGAGGATGAACTCCCGCTGCTCCGGCAAGAGCCGCATTTTTTTCCCGGCCAGCCGGCCCTTGGTGATAGGGAGCCATTGCAGGAACGCGATCACTTGCTCAGCGCGGGACAATCCCCTTTTCTTCCACGGCAGGCGCCGGGGCTTCGTACTCTCAATTTCGGAGCGCGCGGCCTTTTGACGGGTGGCGCCGGGACCTCTAAGACCCATGCGTAACCCCCGGAATCTCTAATGTATAAGTTCTGCTTTATAGAGGCGGAGCGCGGGAGAGGATTTCCACGCTCCGCCAATGTGACTGCTCCGGCCTTGACCCCCAATGCTCCTGGCGGCGGGGAGGCCGGATATCGATTTCGGACCAGTCACTAAGCCCTCAAGGAGTGCCGCCTGAACCTCGGAATTTGGATGATTTGTGAAACTAATTCTGCGCGTGACACCCCAGACCGGTCCCAGCAGTTACCAACAGGGTGAGATTCAACCCGCCCCCACTCTCTTGTGGATTATGAGCACCGCAAATCAGTCTAAGGCTGCGTAATATCAACGGTTTAGCGTCACGCGTAGGGCGGAATTACCGTGATCCTGTGCACCGCGAAGTTCGCGCATTGTTCCGAAGGGCCTTGATCTCACTCCCGACTCAGGGGCACAAATAGAAATCCCTTTTCAGATGATTCTCTTCTTCATGATCTTTTCGATCAATGGAGAAGTGTGTCTTGAAGAACCGAAGCAAGAAACGGCGCCACAAACGCGAGTGGAAAGGGTTCTGGTCCTCAACCAATTTGCAGGGACTGGCGGCCTTGTTGTTGGCATTGTCGCCATATGTCCTATATGTGCTCCCGCTTCAGATGATGCACGTCACCATGGAACTACGGCTCGATCTACCTATAGAACGGATGCCGACGATCGATGGGCAAACCGTCACTGCCGATCTCGGTGCTGTATCCCAGCCGCTCCTCTGATTGCTTCCATGTATTGTGGCAATGGGCTGATAGCGCCTGCCAATTCGAGCGGGACCAGAAGAGCTTCATGTCGCGGCGGTGTGGCTTGATATGGTCGACCACCTCAGAAGGGCGGCCACATCCACAAGCACAAATCGGATGGACGGCCAAGAAGGCTTTGGACTCCTTCGCCCATTTGGTCGAATACCCGCGCTCACGAGCGCTTGGACGGATAGCTTTATTTGCCGGAGTCTGTCTCATCGTCGACCAATCGCAGGCTCCGTTTGGCGTCATCGCCTGTGATGAAGACCTTTGCGCTATTTTCCCGCCCGGCTTTGAGGCGGAACTCAGCACCGGGATGTAGAGACATCTGAACTTCAGTACCGTCGCCGAACTCCACTCGAACAGTCATTGCCATGCTGCCGCCGTTGACAATCTCCCGCACCTCACCAGGCTGCATGTTCTCGTTAGAAATAATCTCGTTCATGTCAGGCTCCTTGCCTACGCAAACCGTACAGGCGGCCAAAGATACCGTCCATCTTTCCATTGGCAACACCGGACTGGACGATGCTAAGCACGAGGTCATCTACACGCATGCCGCCGTCACTCCGCGATTCATGGCTGCGAACTTCGGCACCGTCGCCCACTACTCGGATGTTCAAATCGTGCTTGAATTCGATACGGCTCATATCAGCGACCGGGGCGATCTGCCGAGCCATGGCCGGGGTGCTCGCCTCCTGAATGGCCGCGACGGTTCGGCCCGTGTTCAGCATTTCTAGAACGCCTCGATGGCGCTTGGTCGCCGCCGAATTCACAACGAACTCCCCATCGCTGAGACGCGCGGGAATGGAGTCCGATGTGCCAGTGCCCGGACCCGACACATAGCCACCAGTGGCCGCTTGAATGCCCGGATAAAAACCGCCCGGCACGTAGCTGTTCGGAGTGAAGTTTGGTCCCCCGGCGGTTGTGGTCCATGTCCCGGCAATACCGCCCCCGATACCACCACCAAATGCGCCGGCAAGCGCTTGGAACAAGGACGTGATGACCTGATTAAGGCCCATTTCGAGCAGACGATCGCGCAGTCGTCCGACGGCATTGTTCATGGCTTCGGCACCGTCTTCGCCAGACTGGAAAGCCTTGGCCAGGTCTGTGGCGATTGATGTTGTCAGGCTTTGCGCTTCGTCCAGAACTCCCTGCAGGGCTTCGACGGCACCTTTCTCGGCCTCGATCTCGTGAATCATCCGGGCGATGGATTCACCCATCGCCGAATTGCGCTCGATACCGACGCCGCGCAGATCGTTGAGGATGCGCTGTTCCGAAGCCGACATATGAATCGCGGCTTTTTCGTCCTGGAGCCGCCGCACAAGCTCCGCGACTGCCTCGGCCTGGCGAAGGGCTTCATCTGCCCGTGCGCTGGCACCTCCACCATCCAAATCGGGGATATCGATTTCGAGATCGGGGATATCGATTTCGAGCGAAGGGCGGTTGTTGAGCACATCGTAGAGCTGGCGCTCTTCGGCGCTCAATTCCGCGATCTTGGCCGTGATATGCTCGATCTGAGATGCGCGATCCGCTGTCGCCCAGCCCATAGGGTCGAACCCGGTATCCTGCCCTTGCATGCGCAAGATCTCGTTCTCAAGTTGCGTCCGCTCGACAGAAATGTTGCGGATGCGGTCTTCGAGAGAGCCGGTGGACATCGAGTCGAAATTGCCGAAGGTGTAATGCATCGCGTCGCCGACAAGGCGAATTCCGCCGGCGATCGCGGCGGCACCTTGAGCGACGCCGATTAGGACCGGGATGATCGAAATCGCGGCGGTCTTGAGCTGAACGTCCATAATCTGCTGAGCGACGCCGAGCTCATCATTCATTTTCTCGACGTTGGCGAGCACGTCACGGTCGACGACAATCCCCATATTTCGAGCTGCAGCGGTTGCCCGGTCGATAGCGCTGGCGCCCTCACTGAGGATTTGCGCCATCTTGGCACCTTCGGACCCGAAGAGCGCCTGGCCGATAGCGGCACGGCGGCTGGTGTCATCAATCCCGCGAAGGGCTTCGGCCACAGCGTCGACACGCTGCTCCTGTGTCGTCAGCGTCTGAAGTTGGGCCAAAAGCTCGGGGTGCAAAATCTTCAACTGCGAATATGCGCGGCCCGTCCCCTCGGACATTTGGCCCATCGCGCGATTGAAATCTTGGAATGCCTTTGCCGATTGCTCAGCGCTGACGCCACCGAGATCGAGAAGGTGCTGGATCCCCTGAAAGCGATCACTATCGGCAAAGCCGGCAAACCGGATCTGCTTCGCCAGCGCGTCGAATTCCGTAAGGCCGGTAGTCGCGAGGGAAATCGCCTTCGAGACGGCAAGGAAAGGGGCTGTAATCGCGGCGGTCTTCACAAGCAGCGCGGTCATTGCGGCGTTGGCCGTGCGCGTGACAGCGGTTGTCAGGTTCAACTGGCGTCGGCGTTCCCGTTCCACCATCGACGTATGCCGGCCCATCCGGCTCCATGACTGATTGCTGCCCTTTTCGAATGCACGGATTTGCCCTCCGGAAGTGCGAAGGCCGGTAGCAAGCGGTCGCTGGTCAACGTCGAGTGTAGTGCGAATCGAACCGATAGTGGCGACCATGGGCACCTCGAATTTTGGGCACAAAAAAACCGCCCTGGCGCGAACCGGGCGGCTGTTGATTCTGTCTTTGGAGTCAGAGAGTTACGTCGATTCTGGTACCGGCGCGACGCCCTCATCTACACTCTGACTACCCGAAATCGACTGACTCGGCAAGCACAAAACGGGAACAAATTGCAGGTTTCTGGCTAACCCATTGATTTTGAATCAGATAAAAATTTCATCGGTCGTTGGCGCGACGGTATCAGGCGGTCGATTCGTCATTCATGCTATATGAGCCTATCGAAGGGGGGACCAATGGAACTGAAAACAGCACTTCGCGGGTACTTATTGCACCTGGCGGCAACGTCAGATGCACCCGTAAGCCTATCGTCGGAAGACGTGTATGAGGCATTCAAGGCCGATTTTCCGACTTTTTCCGACTTTGATGATGCGTTCGGAGTGCAATTAGCATGGCTTAGAAACGAGGGTCTGGTGCGGTACGATGCAATTTATTGCGGGTCGAACAACGAAAACTGCGTATTAGATCTAGAGGCGACGGCAGCCGGAGAGAAGGCAATCGAAGGTGCTGCAAAATCGATGCCCGAACTTCGCCGCAGTGACGGCCTCCATATTGCTGTAGCCAGCATGGCCGGGGCCTTCATTGGCGAATTCATCAATACACAGAAGGGCGGCTAAGCTGCCCCCGGGCCACGGCGAACGCTATGGCGGCGCCGGGAGACTTCGCCATGCAGGGCTTGGACGTAGAGGCTTACATGCTTGCGGACCTCGCTCGGGGTGGCGCCGGCTCGCTCGAGGTCAATGCCGATGTGGTACGGTGTATTTCCGAAATATTGGCCTGCCTTCTCGGGCTCGTCGATAATGGCTTCGGCGATCTGCTGGACGACCGGCACCCACATGGCCCGCCATTTGGCCGGGTGCGTAACGATCTCGGCAGTCGGCGGCGTCCAGTCCAAAAGATCGAGCTGGCGCGGATCATGATTGCGCTTAGCCATTTGCGACTTCCTCCTTTTGTGCAGCGGGCGGGTTAATTCCGGCGACGGCCAGGACGTTGGCCAAATCTGATTTCGTGAGGGTGCCGGCCTCGTACCGCTCCATCAACGCGCCTTTCCATTCGAAGTACGGATCCTGTAGTGCCTTGCTGATCGCACCGAATGCGGCCTTGTCGGCCTTCGGGTGCCAGCCCAAAAGCTCGAGGGCGGTATCGGCGATTCGATGCCAGCGCCATTCCTCACCCCAACCCATCATCGTCTCTATAGGCTCAGCATCAGGCCACACCAGCCAATCCGAGCGCTCCTTGTGATCTGCAACGGGCAAAGGCGGCTGAGGCTCTATCTCCTGAGTCTCGCTTCCTTTTCCTTCCATCGATACAATGGGAGCTTCGGCTATCCCGTCAGGTAGAGACTCGTCCGCACCCTCTGGGGAATCTATGGGGGAAGAAGAGGGGAAAGAAAGGGGATTGTCGCTATGGCCATAGCGGGTAGGTGCCGATTCCATAGCACCTTGCTCTCGATTCCATAGCACCTTGCTATCGGTTTCATCGCAGGTAATTGCCGAGATACGTGCTACAGCCATAGCAGGTTGCGCAAGCTTGAAGCGGTTGGCGATACCGTGGGGATTGCCCCGCTCATCGTACCGAATGCCCCCCTTGCCCTCCGACAACAGCCAGCCAGCCTTAACCGCCTTCGTTGCGCAGGCGCGGACGCCGCTTTCTTTCATGCCGAGCGCGTCGGCAAGGGTGCCATGGGTCCGCGCCGTCACGCCGGTGGTACTGTCCATCGCCTCCCAAATCGCAACCAAGACCAGTTTTGTTGCATCCGAAAGGACGCCTTTGGGCTGGGCGAGCATCGCTTTCAACCAGTTCCAGCGACCGGAATACCCGACAGCCATGGGCGCGTTGTCGTCACTCATGCCCTGCCCCAATCGCCCTGCGGATCACCTCGACATCGACCGTGCGCTCGACCTTGGCCCACCAGCGGTCAATATCGCGACACTGCCAGTGGCCGAAGGCTTCAAAGATCACCCCTTCTGGCACCTCCAGAAAGGTCTGCTTGGCGTACTCGATAGGCTCCAGACCCTGCGCAACGGCATCATCCATTGTGTCCACGATGGTGGCCATAACCTCGCGCTTGATCGTTTTGCGGTGCGGGGTGTCAGTCATGCCGTACCCCGCGCGTCGCGGGCGGCAATCTTGGCGTCGATCCAGGCATCGATCTCACGCTCGATAAAACCGTTGCGCCCCTCGGTGATCTGGATCGGCCGGGGGAACTTCCCGACCTTCCAAAGCTTCCAAGCTGTAACGCGCGAAATCCCTACGCGGGCGTAGGCCTCACGCGGGGTCAAAATGCGGTTATTTTTGGCTTCGTCAGCCATTCGTACACTCCTATTTGGTGCGCGAATGGCTCTTGGAGACACTCGCGCGATTAAGTTTCGCGGTTCATGAGAATCTCCGTGCGGTCACAATCGACCAGAACGCCAACATAGCGGAACGAAACGAGAATATCAAGTCATTCCAGTAAGGAAGCGTTTACCTTTATTTCATGCATGCAGTTGGTAGACGTTCCCGGCCTTCTTACCTTCAATAACGGCAGTCAGATGATCGGCCCATTTGTCGAGCGCTGCCCGCTTTTCAGGCTCATAAGCGTTTCGATTATAAAGACCGGCAACGCCGGAGCGGAAGCCGCTGATATGGTTCAGCACCGCCTCAATCACATGCGGCTGGATGCCGATCGCGGCCATACCGGTTGCGGTCGTGCGTCGTGCATCGTGAGGGGTCCAAGCGGTCTCCAATACCTGCAGCTTGCCATGCACTGCGCGGGACATGGATTTGCTATCGTATGGCTCCCCTGTGCGTGTGAACAGCGCCGCGTCCGGTTCATCAGGATCAGCCGCATTGTCGGCAGACTCGACGATATCGAAGGCCATGTCCGAAAGGTGCACGACATGCGTCCGGCCGTTCTTGGTCCTTTCGCCCGGTATAACCCATTGCCGCTTGGCAAAGTCGATCTCGTTCCGGCGCATTCCGCAAACCTCGCCGGAGCGCTGCCCGGTCAGGAATAGAAGCCGGATCACGTCCTTTGAAGCCGGCAGCAATGCCGCGCTGTCGAGGGCCTCCCACACGGCTTTAGTCTCGGCGTCGGTCAGGAAGCGGTCACGCTGTCCATTCTTCCCCTTGGGCTTCACCCCGGCGACTGGCGAGACCTCAAGGTAGTCCTCGCTCACCGCCCAATTGAACAGCTTTCGGACCAGCGCAAGAATCTTGCGGGATTGCCCTACCCGCCCAGCGTCGGCCTTGGCGTCTATGATGTCGAGAACATCGCGGCGACGAACCGACATGATCTTCATGTCACCGATAGCCGGATAGACTTCCCGATCGAGCATCCGCTCGTCCTCGGCCCATGTGCGCTTTTCAACCTTCGCGTACTTCTTGATATAGAGGTCGCCGAGGTCGCGCATGGTCATAGCCTCACGCCGAATGCGTTTTTTGTTCGCGGGATCTTCCCCCTCGCTGATACCGGCCAGCGCCTTGAGAGCCTTGGACCGGGCCTTCTCAAGATCGATCGCGGGGAACCGGCCAAGGGTGAGGCGTTGGCGCGCGCCGTCGCTTTCACGGCTGTAAACGACGCTCCACGTCTTAACGCCGGTCTCCGAAACCCGGAGCACCAGCCCTCGAACCAGGTCGTCCCATACGTCGGTCCGTTTCTCGACCTTAACCGCCTCAACAAACCGCGCCGTTAGCGTCTTCCGTGCCAT